CACCTATGCTGGTGGTGCAGTAGTTGGTGCAATGGTTCGCTCAGAGATCGCCCGTGGTGTTTCAAAAGCACCTGCTGGTTACTCATTGGACATCCGTAACGTATACGGTCTTGTTGGAAACCTCACCGAAACTCAGCAAGGAACTGTTTACAAGGAAAGTCAAATTAACTTGTTTAACGTAGTACCTGGTGTTGGTGTAATCATCAACGGTTCACGTACTCTTGCCCGTAACACTTCTGAAAAGTACATCACGGTTCGCCGTTCGTTGAACTACCTTAAGGATGCTGTTAAGGCTAAGACACAGTTTGCTTTGTTTGAGCCAAACGATCAGCGTTTGTGGTCAGACATCACTGTTCGTGTTTCGGCTCTTCTTACCACCTTCTGGGGAACTGGGGGTCTTAAAGGTAAGACGACTAGCGAAGCATTCTACGTAATTTGTAACTCAACAAACAACACGCAAGCAGATATTGAAGACGGAAAAGTAAACGTAACTATCGGAGTCGCTTTGCAGTCTCCTGCTGAATTCATTGTAATTACTATCAGTCAGTGGACTGGTGGTTCATCCGTAACTACTAACGCCTAGGAGAAATCATGGCATTACAAGCAAAAACAACACGCACTGATCCACTACGTAACTTTAAGTTCACTGTTAACTTTGTTCCGTTGGATGACCGACTCAAGCAGTTGGTAACTGGTATTGGTGACCTAGGATTCGCTTCAATGGGCGGTCTTGCCGTTAACAACGAAGTAATCCCTTACCGTGAGGGTGGTATGAATACACACACCCACAAGATGATCGGTCTTACTGACTTCCCACCAGTATCATTTGCACGAGGTGCGTTTGCTAACCAAGATGCTCTTTGGAAATGGCAAAAGTTCATGCATGCATGGGTTAGCGGTGGTGTAGGCGGATTTGATGGTGGATCAATTGGTGATGACGCTAATTACCGTTGCAACATCATTGTAAAGATTTACGATCACCCATTTACTGGTCAAGTACAAGGTGGAGACACCAACTACTCGTACGACAGTGGCGATGGTGGCTCAGTAAACATTAAGCCAGGAAACGTAAAGTTGGCTTACAAATTGTTCAACGCATGGCCTGGAACGTATGCACTCAGCGACCTCAACGCTGGTGACAACGGAATCATGGTACAGTCAATGGTTATGCACCACGAAGGTTTCCATGTTGCATGGAAGCAAAATGAGATTGCAAATATTGACGCATATAACTAAATAACATATTTAATAACTAGGAGAATAAATGTCTACACAATCGGAAGCAGCAGCAGTAAACGCCGCAATGACGGACCCAGTTCCACGGATTGAGAACGCCCCTGAAACGACCATTGAGTTGTTCAGGGGTGTTCAAAATCCTGAAACTAAGGAGTGGGAAACACTCGCTACAGTAAAAGAACTTACTGGTGAAGACGAGGAAGCCCTTGCTTCAATGGAGTCCGATGATGACTACTTGTACGCTAAGTACATGTCAGCATTACTTAAGCGCAGTGTTGCCAGTATCGGAAACATCAAAGTTGAAGATAACCCATCGGTTATTGACAACCTAATTATTGGTGACCGAGACATGCTGTTCTTGGCTACGGTAAAAGCAACGTACGGTGAAAACCGTGAGTATCAAATGTTTTGCCCACACTGTGAAAAGTCAAACGATGTCCATATCAATGTCTCTGAATTCCCAATTAAACAAGGATCAAATTCAGTACGTGACGGTGTAACCGTTGTTATGCGTGACGGGACATCACAAAGTTTCCGATTGGTTTCTGGTGCAGATACACAATATGTAAGCGTTAAGGCTAAGACAGTACCTGAGCAAAATACCATTCTTATTTCCCGTTGTGCCGTTTGGGAAGACGGTAGCAAGCCAGCAAACCCATTGGCTTGGGCAAAAAAGTTAGGTATGAAAGACCGAGCAAAGATTATTGAAGCCCTATTAGAAGCACAACCTGGCCCAGAAATCAAGGAGGTGGAAGCCCACTGCGCCCATTGCGAAAAGCAATTCCCTGTAATGCTCAACTGGGCCTCACTTCTATTCGGCTAATTTAGTAGTAACATATTGGGAATACGATTCAATTGCATCTGTCTACAAGGGCTTCTCGCTCAACGATATAAAAACGATGACTGTAAGGCAAAGAACTTACTGGTCAGCAATGAGTAGATGGCGTAAACAGGAGTCGTAATGGCTGAAAATGATTTAACTGGAGGGCGAGGGTCAATCCCACGAGGCAGCGCTGCTGCCGATATTCGTGCTCGCTTTAAAATAGACAACCAGTCTTTAAAGGAAATGTCTACAAACGTAAAAGATATTAAATCATCTTTTATGTATTTGAATCAAAACCTTGCTTCAATTAACACTAAGTTAGATACTACTTACAGAACACTTGCCAAGATTGCAGGACTAAACCTTTCAAACCTTTCAGGTGGTGCTGCTGCTGGTGGGGGTAAGACTCAATACAGTGCTGTTGTAAACCCATTTCTAAACAACACCAGCGCAAACGCAATCTCTGCTCCACAAATTTATGCTCCACGAAATACGTTTGTACTTCCATCTCCAGCAGGTCCTAGTGGTGGTGGATACGGTGGGGTAGATGACGGACCAGTGCGTGGTTCTGGAGCATTTGCTGGACTAACCCAAATACTATCAACAGCACTACAAGCAATGGATGCTCGCACTAACTCTGGTTATGCAAAAGCACAAAGCGCTGACAAGTTGGGTGTTTATTATCAGCAAGTAATGGGTATTAGTCAACAACAATACCAATCCCAAGTTCGTCAACCAATGACTGGAAGAATGCTTGGTGAAGGTGGGATTAACACACTACTTGCACTTCAAGCACAAACTGGTATTAACGCCCAACAAAACGTGGCTGGAGTTGAAGGTCTTCGTGCGTTGTCTGGGTTCTCACTAAGCACAGGTGACATTGCAGGTATGGCTCAAAACCTTGGCTCTGCACAAACCAACAACCGCATGACCATGATGCTTGGTACTGGTCTTTATGGACCTGGTGGTAAACAGCGTTCAATAGACCAAGTTGTAAAAGACATTGCAAGAAACTCTGGTTTGCTTTCTAACCCTACGTTAGTTAAAGGCGCAAGGCAGAGCGGTTCGGTAACACGTACTCGTTTGTCTGCAATGGGTGTTAGTGAAGACATTCAAAACTTGGTATTTGATTATGCTGAAGGAAATAACACCTACCGCAGTAAAGGTGGAAAGGGTGACTACGACCCATCAAGCGCCGCCCAACGTAAGTTGATGGGCATTGAGGATAACTTTGCTACTCAAGCAGAGAAGACCACAATGGTTAAAGATAAGCGTGATGAGCAGTTTTATAAAGATCAGGCTGATAACTACGCCAAAATGGAAAAGGGTATTCAAGCAACAACAAAAGCATTGGCAGATTTTGAACACAAACTCCGTGGAATAGTTGGTGTTGGAATTAGTACTAAAGGTGGACTAGCACGAAAAGGAATTGGCGCTGCCATGATGCTTGGTGGTGGTATTGCTTCAATGACTGGTGCTGGCGCAGCCTTTGGTGTCCCACTAATGATGCTTGGTGGACAACTGGCTATGGGTGACGGAAGCATGCCTGCTGGTAACACGATGGTTCCAACATATGGAAAGAGCCGAATCTCGTTTAACCAAATGCAGAATAGCGGTACTGTACGAGGATTGAACTCTAAGTTTAGGGATCGTTTGTTCCAAATGATTGCAGACAACCCAAACGTAGGTATTGGTCAGGGTTCTCGTTCTGAATCAGAACAGCGTCAATTGTTCTTGTCACGATACAAGAAAGACCCTAACGGTGAAGTTAATTGGGAAGGTGAAAACTGGAAGCGTGTGTCTGGTGCTCCTGCAACGCCCCCAGGACACTCTATGCATGAAATTGGTCTTGCTGCTGACCTTGTAGGTGATCTTGATTGGGTACAAGAAAATGCTGGAAGGTATGGTCTTAAAACATTTGGTGGTGTCAACGGTGAGCCTTGGCACGTACAGCCAGCAGAACTTCCTAACTCACGATTTGATTATGAAAAAGGTGGCGCTCAATGGGGTATGCCTGCTGGTTCTTCCCGTGGTGCTGTAGCAATAGATAACGCTACAGGACAGCCAATCGGCTCTGATGTTGTTGGAGATAAATACCAATCACAAAGTGTTTCAAATAAACCAACAACCTATGATGCATATCAAGGACTTGGTACTGTTGAGCAAATGGGTGTTCTCCAAAGCAGAAACCAAGTAACTAGTGTTAGTACTAAGTACTCAAAGTATTCGGGAAACACTAATGTTGATTCAACATTACAAACTAACCAAACAAGTTATACCCTTTCTGCTGGTGCAATAAAGGGAGAAGACCTTGCAAAACTTTTGTATAAGCGAGGATTCCGTGGCGATCATCTAGTAAACATGCTTGCTATTGCTGGTCGTGAATCTAATTGGAAGCCAGGAGCACACAACGGAAAACCTCCAGATAACTCGTATGGTCTTTTCCAAATCAACATGCTTGGAAAACTTGGGCCTGATCGTCTAAAGAAATTTAATATTAGCAAGTACGAAGATTTGTTTGATCCAGAAACAAACATAAAAGCAGCATGGATTCTTAGTGGTGGTGTTAGTAAAAACCTAGCGCCTTGGGGTATTAAAGGTGATGCTTTAGCCAAAACTGGTGATTGGATGCCACGAGCACAGGCTGCCGCAAAGTCTGCTGGTGTTGATAAAGGTGACCCTATGCCAATGGGAGCACCAACTCGCTCTGGTTCAACCAATGTTGCAGTAGGTGGAGATACCCACATAAGTATTGCCCCAGTAATTAACTTAACTGGTGGTGGTGGTTCAGAAAGAGATGCACGTAAATTGTCCGAACATCTCATCAAGATGGTTGAAACAGAACTTAAAAAACAAGCAATGAGGACTAACTAATGTCTGACAATCAAAAAGCAATTGATGCACAAGCAGCACGTTGGGCATCCATCGCTGCAAAAGCACAAGGTAAAGGTCCTGCCGCAATTAAGGCTGCTGGTAAGGTCACATCACCATCGCCACCACCCTCTGCTGGTGTTAAAAGTGATATCAAATGGGGAGAACAGGCTACTGAAGATACACAATATTCAAAGAAAAATCCCCCATTCATATACCCAACACCAGCAGAGCGTATTGCTACCTTAAATGACAGCAATACAGATTCAACAAAACTTGGAATTAAACGTGGGTATATTCGTAGACTTACTGAGTACTACAACCATGTAAAAGGTTCTCCAACCTTAGACACCTTGCGTTGCAACTTTCAATTCAACCCACAAACAATTAGTCGCAGTGTTCAAGCAAACTACGACATGCAATTCTTTTTTAACCAAAGCCCAGACCAACTTGCTCAACCTATTCCTGGTCAATCAACATTCTCAATTGAATTGCTATTTAACCGTGAAGCAGAAGTTGCTACAAATATGTACCGTGGGGAAGATGGGAAGTTACTTAAAGGTAATTCTTACGAAACCAGTAACATTGCAACTAATCCAGCAGCCTACATTACAGAACAGTATGATCCAAAATGGGTTACCGAAATAGGTGTTCTTGCAGACCTTAAAATTCTTGATGACATTATTGGTCAAGGTATAGCACAAGACTTAATTGAAAATGCATCAGCATTTAAAACTACCTCAACTGGTAATAGCACTACAGGAAAAGATGAAACAGATACATCAAGCACTGATGCTGCGTCAGGATTTAATTCTGCAAAATTAGGACCGTTTGCTTCAAACATGGGTAACAAAGCGTTCTTGGTTCCAACACCTATTCGTTTATTGATATCTGAATTGTTTATGATTGAAGGCTTTGTAATGAGTAGCCAGGTCGTATTTAACAAGTTCACACCAAACATGGTTCCTACTCAGGCTCTTGTAGGTTTGCAAATACAAGCACTGTACTTTGGCTTTGCCCAAAAGAATACGTTCTTGTCAACACTGGATGTTTCA